GGCTGAATTGAGCGAAGCGTGGGATAGATAAAATATCCTTGTTTATTTCGAGTAGGGAACTGTCTATAACGACGAGATCCAAATTCAAGACCGCCCCAGAGTGTGCGTGTATCAGCCCCACCAGAAAATCGCTGAGATGCAAAGCCGTATGAAAATTCGCCGATTTTAGATGACTTGGAAACTTTGACACCTTCGGCAACTCGCTTGACTGCGGCTCCGGAGACAAGTCGGGATTGAGCTGTTTGCTTAACTTTGTCAGCTGCGTACTGAACCAGCGCCGAAGACTCTCGCTTGGCTTCCTCGACCGATTGGTCATCCATCGCTTTGAAAGCCTGGACGATAGCCCGAAGATCGCGCTTATCATAAGCAATCTTCTCATTGGCCACTATTTCTCTCCAGTATCTCCAGCGCGGTTAATATGTCTTGTGCGTCAGTCCATTCGCTAGGTGGGATTTTAGTGGCTATGGCCAATTCGATTATTAGTCGGCTGACGCTTCCGACTGGGTGGCTTTTGGGTCGAGATTTACCACATCCACATCTGAAACGGTATCCATCCAAATATCGAAGGCTTTAACTGGCTTACCTGCGGCTTCTCGTTTCATTGCGTTATATGCAAGAAACAGGATGTCCCACATTCCGCCAAGCTCGGTAATGTTCTTACCGGTGGCCTTTTCCCATTTAGCGTACTCAGGCGGTTGGGCCACATAAGTAGCTTGCTCGCCTGAGTTATAGGTGATATTTATTTGTGACTTCATTGCTCCCGATCTCCCTCTTAGCTAAATGTTTCTGCTGGTGTTCCGACTACCTGCATTGTCCAAGTATCGGTTTGAGCTCCTGGAGCTGCACCACCGGCGCTTGGGAAAACTGGCAATACGTTAAACGCAAAGACTGCGCCTGACGCTGTGGTTAAAGATACTGCAACTGTGGTGTTTGGTGAGCTCTCGCAACGTGTCCACATTTGCTCAAATAGTGAATCAGTAGCTCCCCAGTCAGCTAGAAGCTCAACTGTGAAGGTCCAGGAATCATCAACGGCTGCATAGGCGCGTCCATCAAGAGTCTGGTAAGTCTCGATTGTGTGCTCATTGCTGAGTACGGCGGATGTCGCTTGGGCATCGAAATTATCGCTGTCAAGCGTAAAGGTTACATCGCGCCCAGTTATTACTGTGGTAGGCATTGTTCTCCTTAGTTGGTGTAGTAAGTGCTGACGCGAATATCAGACACCAGCATTGTGCTAGATCCGACTTGCGTAACGGTTGGTCTTTCAATAACTGTTATGTCATATCCGGCGGGTATTGCTGATATAACGCTCATAGTCAGTTGCTCCAAGTTATCAAGAGCAGCTGGATTGGATGCATAGGCTACGCAACAAGTGATCGTGAGATTAATCTTGAAGTTAGCGGTTGCTTTTCCAATTATATTGGCTTCCAAATATGGTGAATCTGGAACCAAAATTACGGCTGGGACAGGGACGTTTTCAGGGACGTGGGTGAAAACGTTTGCTGAGACACCAGCCAACGCAGTAGCCAATGGTTGCCGGATTGAGGAAAGGATACTCATTGAACCATTGTCTCTACGTCTATGTAAGGACCAAGTAAACCTGAAACGCGATTAAATAATGAACGACCTAATCTAAAAGGTGATGGAGCGAAATCTACGCCTTCAATTTGTCCGCCGACTGCGGTTCGGGATTGGAAGACTTCGGTAGAAACTGCGTAAACGGCAGACTCGACTGCGCTATTGCCGACATAAGTAGAAGCGTCTGAGAGTGTTGCAAGTCCGCTAGGGATAACGTTTTTGGAAATGATGTCTGCGTTGGTGATTGCCACCGAGAAGGCTGAATCATTAAGGAGAGAAGTTGTGACTGTATGAGTTCCATTGAAAGGGCTCCCGCAACCGGTTATGACAACAGATTGACCTTCAGTAAAGGGATTAAGATTGGTAGTGGCAAAATAAGCCACATTATCGGTGAGCGATACCGCGTCAATGCCCACATTAAATTTCGTAAGCATCGGAAGAATGACAGCCTCAGCCGTATCAATAATCTCGTCAAGGTAAGCATCAGAATACAAGGAAGACGAGACACCAAGCACAGATCGAAGCTGTGTAGCTGTGATTATGGTTGGCATCTCGTTTCCTTTCGAGTTAATGGGTCAGGCTGGTCGGGAGCGGCCAGCCCAACTATTTATCAGGTGAGGTTGAAGCGACGTACTCCGCCACCGAAGATTGGGGCGATTGCGTAGTAACCGTAAACAGCGACCTGAAGTTGTCCATTTGCGAGCGCCTGAACCTGTAGGTAGGTCTTTGGTGACTCGTAATAACGGAATGACTCTGGAGCAACGATAAATGCTGACTCATCAATTAGCGTTGTTACTGACATATGTGGATCAACAGCAAGGTTTAGTCCTAGAACATTACCCTGGATTGATTGACCAGATACGTTACCAGTTGCATTTTGTGGCTGAGCTGCCATAAATAGTGAGCGGTTTGTTGTGTCATCAGCAGACATAATGGTTTCCCACCAAGCTGTGTTGGCAACAAGGTTCTTTGCAAACTTACCGGAAGCAGCATAAGCAGCTGGAACTTCCTTAGCAATGAACGCCTTTAGACCTGCGATTGTTGCAGCTTGTGTTGATGCTTGAGTACCAGAAGCGGTGAACGCAGCGACTACTGCTCCGTCTGTGTACTTAGCGTATGCAGCATTGAGTTCGCGGATTAGCTCATCATAGAAAACTGGAGATGAACGATCTAAAAGCTCCCAGCTGATTGTCTGGATTCCAGCAGCCTTCTTAACATCAACTGTGATGTAAGTAGATTCCATTTCAGTTCCGCCTAGTGCGCCATTTTCAGCTTCCAAAGTTACTGTTGGAGCTGTTGATAGCTTAGGCAAGGTGAAGCTCATACCGCTGGCTGGTAGAACGCCTTTGGAGATTGAATCTACAGCTGGACGGCCTTCGATTGTGTTGGTTGCAAACTCATTAAGGTGTGGAGCAAGAGTTAGACCAGTATTTGTGCTGGTGTCATTTGCTGCCTTAACGTATAGAGATGATTCCTCATTGCCCATAGCCGCCTTGATGCTGTGCTCCAAATAAGTAGCTGCATTGACGATTGGGGAGCGAGGAGATGTGTAGAACGCTGGCTTTGGAGCCGCTGCTTCTACTTTAGCTGCTTCTACCGTTTCTTCGGCAGGAGCAGGAACGGTAGTGTCAGACACTTGTTCTCCTTCGGTTGTTGGTTGCTCTGATTCAACGGGTGCTGGATCAGAATTCTTTTCTTCTTCAGATGCTGCTACTTCCGCTACTCTCGCGGAGTCAATCGCTGGGTCGGTGACGAGGCTGACCTCAACAAGCCTGCTTGCGGTGATGGACATAGTCCCCTTTTGATTGTCCCAAGCATCAACTTGGACTCCAACCGAGAAACCGTCTCTGAGCCCTTCCGAGGCCTCGATGAGAGCATCCTCACCGGCCATTGTGGTCGCAATCTTGAAGACTGCATCGATACCGTCTTTAGTGACATTGGCTTCCATCAACTTTCCAATTGGACGAGTGCGATCGTGCTCTAAAAGTAATTTGATTCCCTTGCCCATCTCAATTGAGTTATCTGCAAAGATTGTTGGTCCGGCTGAGGTATTGCCTTGCTCATTCCAAGTAACAATTTTGCCAGAGATAGTCCGTGTCTTTGCATCGGATGCTGTTATAGTCATTGGGAAATTTATCTTCATCGGATTAAGTCTTCTTCCTGTTGAATTTGCTCAACGCTCATCGCTCCGATGGTGTTGAGGATCTGATAAACCTGCGCTCTTTCCAAAGGATTGCCGCGTAGGAAATCGTCTAAGTCATAACGGATTTCGCTAGTAGATGGACAAACATCTGGAAGACTTAGTCTTTCCTCAATCGCTGAAAGAATCGGGCGAAGTGAGAAATCTACGAGTGAGCGACGCTCTGTTGTTGCATTGCTGTATGTCATTGAGGTTGTTTCGGCAGATAAGAAGTAAGCAGGGATACCGGCAGCTCTAGCGATTTCTAGCGCAAGGTATTGACGAGCCTCAACAAGCTGAAGACTCTTTGGATCAAAGCCAACCTGTTGCATTTCAACATCTGCATTTAAGAAAGCAGTTGATTTTGTTGCTCTGGAATTTCTCCAGGCTTCAAGTAATTTAGCAATTCGCTCAGAAGGTAAATTAGTTCCGTTTGATTTAAGAACCATAGATGGAACTGGCTCTTTTGCATAATTCAACGCGGCGATTTCAAGTTCTACAGCTGTGCGAATTGTGCGACCAGCGCGATTTAGGAAACCTTCATCTGCTCCATCAAAACGAATGATTGAACCAGGACCGCTAATGGGTGCGCTTCGTCCATCCACTTTATAGCCGACGATTTCTGTGGTGTCATTGTTATATTCAACAGTAACGCGCATTGGATCAATACGAGTCCAGGCTCTTACGCGCCCATCTTCAGCATAAGCATCTAAAACCAAACCAAAGCCAACGCCGTATAACCAAATGTCTTCAACAAGCCAGTTGTAAATGACAAAGCCGGAAACTCTTGGATCGGGTTGATTGATTACTCTAAGCGGCTCGATATGAGCTCCGGTGAATTTATTATACTGCTCAAGAGGTAATGATCCGATAATGCCGCAGATGATATTGCGAGCTCTAGCAACTGAAGGAACGCTCATAGCAGTTGCGCGATCCATAGTTGTAGGCGCATTTAGTAATCCATAAATGGAAGACTGAAGATTAAATGGCGCTAGTGACGCTTCGACATCGACTTGCTTTGGGCTAGCAGCTGTCAGCGTTGGAAATAAGAAATCTTTTAATCCCATTGCCGAAATTGTAGGCTAGGTATGCTACATAACGACGATATCGATTTCCGTCTCTGGGCGAGTGGCGTAATGAGTTGCAAGGGCGGCTGCTACTGCGCCTGTGATAACCGCACCCGACACCTTGCGTCCCATAACCCATCCGCCATCGCCAAAGGCAACGCGGACTGCCGATAAGCAGTGTTGTGTTAGTTCATCCTGCCCTGCGTGGGCAAGACGGCCTGAAGATATAGCAGATAGCAGCTCGTCGCAAGAGGTTGCGTATTCCTGCCCATCAATCGCCTCAACATTTAATCCAGCTGGAACCAATCTAGCCGCCACAGCTGACGCGGTGCGAGCCGAATATAAAACCTTTTGGGTTTGGAATTTGCGATACCAATCGGCTAGGTCGTTAGCGATTAATTTATCTGATAAGTAGCCAGGATTGGTCCAGGTCTGCAGAAGCTGAACCTGGAACCTATCCCGACCTAACCGCTGGCTCGCCACTAGGCTAGCGTGACGGCGGTCCGGTGAAAGATCCAAAGCCAACCAAGTATCCGCAGACCAATCGAGCTTTAGACCCTCGACTAAGCAAGATTGCCATTGGGACGGATTGATTACTGGGTTGATTGTTTGGACCCATTGACATAAAACCTCTGTGCGAACTATGTCTTCAGGATCATTTAATACTGCTCGGATATTGTCCGGATGAATTGTGTGACCAAGTGACGGATTAGCTTGACAGATACCTAGCCAGAAGTCTGGGCTATTATCAAATTTAATTTCAGGCTTGGCTGACCATTCAAACCAAGCGATGTCATCTGTATTGCCCATAATGCGGGCCATAGCGCGTTCCCGCAGCTTGTTTAGGACTATGGAGTGCTGATCTCCAGCATTTGAGTAAAGCCAGGCTTGAGGATTCTGAGAAGCCATTTGGGTATATCGCAGAGCAGACCAAACATCCTCATCTTGATACTCGCGTACCTCATCCAAGTGGATACATTCGGGTCCGGCAATTCCTCTACCAGCTGAGTTATTAGCTCGGACGATATAACGGCGATTCTCGGTAAATTGAAGCTCTTGAAAACCCTTGCTCTCTAACTTCTTAACGAATTGGGCATTTAACTCAGGGGTTTGCTCAACGATTGCGTAGATTTTGTAGAAGATTTCAGCTGAGGTAGTTAATTTGTGGGCTGTGTGGACTTGCAGTTTTTCCTTTAAATCGAAAATTCTCCATAGGATATTTAGCGCCATAAAGGTGGATTTACCGTTCTGACGAGCCACCATTACGGATATGACTGGATGTGCCCACCGGCCGTCAGGTTTTACCTTTAGCGCGTGATGAGCTAGCC